CATATGATGAAGATAAGATTAAAAAGTGTATTGAAAGTACATCATATAGTAAGCTGGTAAAAATGAATGAAAAGTTTGGTTATCCAATGAGTAAAGAATATTTTAAACACCAAGATTGGAAAGACATTCTCACTAAAGAACAACGAAAGAGAATTGAAAAAAAGTTTCGCAAAGAAATGGTGGAATTTGGATATGAAATATGATATATATATATAATAATAAGGAGAAGTTATAATGAATAAAATAATAAGGTTATTGATGATACTTGGAATGGTTTCAATGCTATCAGCCCAAACCGCAACAATCAAAAATAGTATAATAGGATACACTACATTAGGAGATACAGTTTCTTTTGATAAACCATATCTTTGGTCATTCATAAAGAGTGATGATTCAAAGTGGATGGCATCAATTTTTGTAGAGGCACCTTGGAGTAGGGAATCTGTTTATGTAGAGGAGTTATTCTATAAACCATATAGTGATAAATTCACTATTGGATTAGGACGACAGGCAATTCCATTTGGTTCTAATGTTCCATACCTTGATTTAACAAGGGGAGATAAGTTTACTTATCAAACACCAACCGTTAATGATGTTGGTTTGTTATATTTCGGAGATGGTGTTAGTGTTTATGGTGGAGTTGGTAAATGGTTTTTAGAAACCTATTATGGAAGTGATATCGAAAATGGATATGAAGGATTGACCACCACAAGATTAAGTTACGAGGTGGGAGATGTTCATTTTGTTGGCGTATCACTCGATAATCAAGAAAGACAAGCACTTGATATAAGTGGATATAGTAAGTATGTTGATTATGTTACCGAATTCAGAGAAGATTATCAATGGGGAAGGGCTATAGTAAAAACAGGAAAGTATGGTCTTTCTTTACTTGCAGGTTTTGAATCAGATAAAGAAAAAACACAAGGACTATATGGAGTTGTGTGGCAATATGGAGAACCCAATCGTTTCCTATCTGCTGAATTAAGTGGTGAAGGTGATGTGAGGGTTAAATTGTATTATGGTTTTAACTTAAATATAGGAAAAGAAAATGAATAAGTTTTTAAAGGGTTGTTTGGCAATTGCAACAGCGGTATTAGCGTGGTCAAGTCTTGAAGTTACAGGTAGTTACATATTTGCAGAAGGTGCAGGACCTATAACAATATTAACTGTTAGATTTTTGATTGCTGCCATATTGTTTGGTGGAGTAATGTTATGGAAGAAACAGACCACAGGCGAAAATCTATTTCTCGTAGAGAAACAAGATATTAAAAGGTTTTGGTTAAATGGGTTTATATTGGCAGTTCATTTAGTGGTCTATTGGTTTGCTTGGGAATTACTTGATCCTAATTTACCAGTAATATATGCAATATTTTATATGTATCCATTTGTGTTGAGTTTAATAGCTATATTTTATTATGGTGAGAAATTTAGTACTAATAGAAAGGTGGCATTAGGTCTTGGAACTCTTGGTTGTATGTTTGCGGTAGAATTAATTCCAGAGTTCTCAACGGAGGCATTAAATACTAAAGGTGTAGCTTTAGATGTAGCAGCATGTTTCACTTGGGTAGCATATCTATTAGTAGGTCAAACTCTTATGAGAAAATACAAACCACTTACTATTGTATTTTATGACTTTTTGAGTGTGTTTGTTTATTGTGCACTATTACAATCACCAAGTGTTATTTTTGCAGAATTAACTTTGAGTGGTTTATTGGCAGTCACTTATATTTCAGTAGTGGCAAGTTTTATAGCATATTTTTGTTATTGGACAGCAGTTAAAAATATAGGTGCTAGTAATACTGGTGTTGGTGAATTGGGAACACCAATATTTGGAGTTGGTCTTGGATATTTATTTCTTTCTATGACACCATCTTTGTGGCAGTTATTTGGATTGGCCATGATTACTGGTGGATTATATTTAACTTATAAAGAAAAAGAAGTGGTATATGACCAATGAGGAATACATATTTGATTGGTATAGTAATCATATATGGTCAAGACCAAAACCATCTAAGATATGTGATGGAGTAGGTAGTTTTGCTATAAGAGATATACCAAAAGGAACAAGTATTTATGATTTGGCTGATAAAACTGTTTCGGCTTGGATATCTTGGAGTAAGGTATCAACTTTACCTATTGGAGTAGTAGGATGTATATATGATACTCAACCACAAATGGGTACTATAACTAACTCAACTGGTTTTGGTTGGGAACACGCTTATGGTCCGTTATGGGTATATACTACTAAAGGATTGAATTGGCAAACTAATTGGTTTTTCCAAAATCATTCAGATAATCCAAATGTTAATACATTTCCAACGGATAATCCAAGAATTTTTAAATTTATCGCAGATAGGGATATAAAAGAAGGTGAAGAACTATTTGAAAATTATGATGATTATAGTTATAAGTGGGAGAAAATAAGTCAGAATGGGAAATCAGGTTAGATATGTTGATTTAGGTTTAGTATCAAAAGAAATGTATACTGGTATTTGGGAATATCAATATTTAATAGATATTCAAGAACCAACTATATTACAGTGGTCATTAAAAAAACAAACAGTATCTTTTTTTGGAAATAGCAAATTAGATATTTCATCATTTTTTAATGGAGAAATAGAATATCCGATAGCAAGAATTTTCAATGATCCAGGTAATATACCTGATGATAAAATAGCATATTGGATAGAAGGTCCTAATTGTTTTAATTTTATTTTATATTGTTCCCGTAAAGTAAAACAATTATTTATACAGGCTATTAGAGAATGTTGTTTTAAATTTGGAATTGAAACTTTTTGGAATGGTCGTAATGATATATTTTTCAAAATTGGAAATAAACAAAAAAAATTCTTCGGAACTGGTTATGATTCTGTAAATGGTTGGCATGCAAATGATGGGAGTATAACATATAAATTTAATTCAGAATTGGCAAATAAAGTTAAAGCATTGGATATTAATAATGTACTTAAAACTCCAAAATTTGAATCTAATACTGGAAGTGTTAGTGATGTGGTTGGTGGTTTATGGGAAGTTGATTCAACCATTGATCCGATAAAATTTAATGATGAATTTTTGAAGATTTTGGTGAAGAAACTCGGTGGGACATTAGAAAAAAATAATCTATCTGACGAAGAAATGCAACTACTTATTAGTAGAGGAAAGAAAAGATTAGAAGATGAAGAATGGATGTTAAGAGGAAATAATGAAAACTTTATTTGACCACATCACGCATATTACTCAAAAACAGACCAAAGGGTATTGGAATTCTCTAAACGAAACAGAGAAAAAACAATGGTCTAATTATATGATACATAGATTTCTATCTATGAAGATGGAATGGATTGATGTAGTAAATGAAGTTCAGAGATACAATCTTAAACCAAAAGATTTATATAAGTTATACATTGATATTCTTCCAAAGAAGAAAGAATGGTTAAAATACATTAAAGGAAAAAAGAAGATGAAACATGAAAAGTGGTTATTGGAAATAATAGCAAAATACTATGAATCAAGTCTTAAAGAAGCACACGAATATTTAGAAGTATTCTATGCAACCGAACAGAACAAGGCAAATCTAAAAACGATACTTCAGAAGTATGGAGTAGATCCTAAGGAAATCAAGAAACTAAATCTACCCTAATGACAAGAGTAAACTATGAAACTCTCGGTAAGTTCATTGATATAGATGAGAAAGACTTAGAGTTTGAAAGGGTTACAAATTCAATAGATGTAGTAGATAGAGAATATGGTGTAGAAGTTATATTCGATTATTACAGGCGTCATGGATTTCCCCACTATACAATTCGTGAAGAAGAAAAACACGAACATATGAGGAAACTCAAAAAGTTTGATGTCGATACAATATTCATAGACAATCAGATAGTCCAAACTATGCATTGTTTGAGATTAGCATGGTCATACTTTCCTTTCTTTTGGGAAATTAAATGTGGTAATTCTATGAAATCTCCGATGGAAACTTTTAATGATGATAAGGGATTTAAGTCTACTATTAGAAAGTGTTGGAAATGGGAACTTAAGCATTGGGGTGGAGAAAATCCAGATTCAGAACCATATAAGTTCCACGAAAACAGACTTCGACAATCCATTAAAATTTATACGGGTACTCAATCAGTATCCAACTTTCGTCCTACAGCAGCCAAACTCATTTATGAGAAGTATGGTGGTGATGGAGTTATAAGAGATATGTCAAGTGGTTGGGGTGGAAGGTTATTAGGGTTTCTTTCATCATCTAATACTAAACATTACATAGGAACTGAACCATCTACGAGAACTTATAAGGGTTTATTGCAGATGAGCGAAGATTTCTCTTATATAAGTAAAAAAGTTGATATATATAAACAAGGAAGTGAAGATTTTATTCCCAAAAAAACATCAATCGATTTATGTTTTACTTCACCACCTTATTTCGATACTGAAAGATATTCAGATGAGTCAACTCAAAGTTATATAAAGTTTCCTACTGAAGATAAATGGATGAATACATTTATGAGGAAAACTATGGAAAATTGTTATTACGGATTAAAGGAAAGTGGTTATATGTTAATCAACATAGCTAACACACCGAAACATAAATTTATAGAAGAAGGAACTATTAGGGTTGCCGAAGAAACAGGTTTTACACATGAAGATACATTACAATTAACACTTTCGGCGGTTATGGGAGATGGTTATAAATATGAACCAGTATTCGTCTTTAAAAAATAGGAGAAAGTATGTCAGAACAACGTGATCTTGAACGGTTATTGAAAGTACATTATGCAGATATGCCAGGATTGGATACAGAAACACAAATGTTATTCAAACAGTTAGAATGGGGTATTAATTTAGGTAGTAATACTATGTAT